TGATTCAATGTCAGAAACATTTACCTCACATAAGTTACAGAATTGGTTTGGTCTCAACGCGATTTCACAACATGGATTAGTTCCCCAATCTTTATCATTTGTAAAATAGATACCAGGTTCACCAGCTCCTGATGCTTCAACACGTTTCCACAAATCTAAGAAAAATTCTTTTGTAATTTTGTGTCTAACCAAAGCCGCTGAATTGTTAGCTCTACCTCTTTGTGGGTTTGTTTCCCACCATGTACCTGACTTACAAGAAATCATCTCTTGGTCATCAGCACTGAATAAAGAAATCAAAGCCGCTCTACGAATACCACCAGCAAGAACTGCGTCTGCAATGTGACATACCATATCGTGAACTTCAATTGATGATAATTTTTGACCATCTTCTTTTGCGTCCAACATACCTTTTAATTTGTGAATACAATCTTTCAAAGGTTGTGGTCCAGGTGCTTTACCACCTGATGTTACAAGTTGTGCTCCTTTTGGTCTAATATCTGAAAAATCAAATTCAGGTGTTGACAAATTTTCACCAAAGTAAGATTTCATTAATACTTTGATTGCGTCAGCCCAACCTTCAATTGAATCTCCAACTAAGAATCTTCTTGTTCTATTTGTATTAGGTTTTCTAATTTCAGGTAGTTTTTCTACGTGATGTTTTTGAACTGAATATCCAACACCTGTTCCACCTAACAATAAGAACATACTTTCAGCAAATGCGTCTAAGTGGTCAATCGGTAAATAAGCACAGTTGTAAATTCTGTTTGGTGAAATTTCAATTGGTTTACCTCCAAACTGCATTGAGCGCATTGATGGTAAAACTTTTTTATCATAAACATATTTGTACACTTCCAAAATTTCACCAGCTAGTTGTGGGTATTTTTTGATGTGCATGTTCATGTTTCTTGTTACTAACTCTTCCCACGTTTCCCTCCTGTTTACATCAGGTAAGAATTTAGCGTATTTCATATACACCGTGAGGTCTGACAATATCTTTTGTGATGCGTCCATTTTTTTGTTTTCTTCTTGTTTAAATTTTAATTAATTGTTTGTTGTTGTTTTCTTTTTGCCAATAATTCATTGACTCTGTTCCTATTTCGTTCTTCTTTTTGTTCTTCAAGACCCAAGAAAGTTACTGAACTTTCTGTATCAATTTCCATGAGTTCATTGTCAAATTTACAATTTTCAAACACGACACCATCTCGTCCAATTCTTGATTTGGTAATAGCTATTGTTGCGAGTTTCATTTCTTTTTGTTGTAAACTCTTTGCAACTGTTATGATAACGTGTCCTACTTGTGCCTTTTTAATTGAACCACCCATTTGGTCAGTAGTAACAACATCTGATGATATTGAACTTCTATTTCCTTGAGTTGCAGTCCATCCTGCTACGTCCAATTCGTGACACATCGCTTCAAATCCTCTCATCACGGAACCTTCACTTTTCCATTCATCCCCTAAGTTTTTGTCAGGAACAACACAGTCAATATAATCTAAACTAATCATATCAATTTTTGTTCCTTCCGCAATCATCTTTCTAATTTGATTTTTGATTTGATTCATTGTTAAAGTATCAGAAGCGTATTTTTTCAAAATCAACTTGTTTGTTGTATTTTCTTTAATATCTCTAACTTTTTCCATAACAACATCTTTGTGGAATGAAAGTTCATCAGGAGCAATTCCTGTCCAAAGTGTGAAGTGTTTTCTTTGGATAATTTTTGGGTTGTCTTCAAAGAATATTTGAAGAACGTTGTAACCTAAATTAAATGCGTGGTTACAAATTTTTGTTAGTACTGTTGTTTTACCAACACCTGTAGGTGCTAAGATTACACCCAATTCACCTTTTGCTAATCCACCTTTCAATAAATTATCAATACCGGCAATTCCCATTGGGATTGGGTGTCTATAATCTTCATCTAACACTTGGTCCAAATTTGTGAATACATCGTGTTCAGCTTCGTCAATTTCACCAACCTGAAGAGCTTTGTTTACCATCTCTTCTAATTGGTCATAACTTTCAAAGTCTCCTTTGTCAATAATCTTTTGAGCTTTGGTCATCACTTTTTGAAGTTCTTGTTGTTTACAGAACTTAAGCGCCTTTTCAATTACGAATTGGTGACCATCAAAACTTACATCACGAATTTGGGTTAATGTGTCAAGAACGATTTTTCTTGCACTGTCAGAACTAATCTCAGAACGAGTCAATTGGTCTAAAGTTTCAAAAGTAGGAACACTTTCGTACTTGACATAATACTCCTTAATCATTTGGGTAATGATTTTAAAGTATTGATTATCAAAGTATTTTGAATCCAATACATCAATAATCGCACGAGCAAATTCTTTATTTAGAATAAGTTGATTGATTAGTTGAATTTGAAATGTGTTACCTAAATACCCGAAATTTTTCTCGCTTGACATACTTGTTTTTATTTTGACGTGTTTTGATAAATACTATCAAGCAAGTTGATAATTCATATATGTTGTAGAAAAGTTTTCACCTGAAAAAATGTCAGTCAACGACTTCAAAATATTTTTTATCTCTGGTCGTATGTCTACGGTGTATCTAGCCTTTGGTGGGTATACCTTGGCGTCAAAACCCCTATGACAAATTGTCTGTTCCCCCATCTTGATGTATAGGTAAAACCATTCAGGTCCATCAGTTTTTGATGTATTCATGACTGAAGGGTCATTCATAATCAACTCTGCGTTTTCCGCCATGTAGTCCAAACTTTTGTCTTTCAAATATCTTTCCATGTATTCGGCAATGTTCTTCATGTAACCATGAAGTTCTAAACTGTGTTTTGCAGTCTCATTGTAACCCTTAACATTGAAAAACCTTTGAACGACGATGTTGTCGTTGAGTTTAATTAAAAACTCCATTTTCGTTAAATCTTGTGTTTCTTTCATAATTAATTGTTGTTATTGTATCGTTTTTTTTCTTTTCTTGTTAGTTTCATAATTGGTTGAAGGAATTCTACCCACGCATCGTCTTGTTTTGGTAGGTACTTAAAGAATCCGTCTTCAATCATCATTTTCATCAGATTCTTATATCCCCTACCGTCAGGGTCCATATCTTCAGAATAATAAAGTTCTACTTCTTTTTTTGCTTCTTCGGTCATTAAAGGATTTGACAAACTAACGATTTTTTCACGAATATCGTAGTATTCCTTTCCGTAGGTACCTGACTTGGTGGTACCTGATAATAAATTCTTGAGTGGCTTGATTGTGTCATCTATATCTAAAATTTCTTGTGCTCTTGTACAAATATAGTTAATATTTAATTCTCTTTCAATAACCTCAGGAAAATATTTAACTAACTTCTTTTCACCGAAACTATAAATTCCTTCAATGTTGTCCGACTTGTCGCCCAATAAAATTTTAACTAATTTCACATTTGATATAGGCACTTCAATTGTACCTAATTTAATCTTGTGTTTGTCTGTAACCCATTGTTTTGCTATGGGTGAGTAGATGTGTACTTTTGGTGTGATAAGTTGTGTAAGGTCCTTATCAGAAGAAAGGATTGTTATTTTCTCATCTTGACTTATTTGTGTGTAATAAGCAATTAAGTCATCGCACTCGTGGTCGTCAATACCAATTTGTCTAATGAACATTTCTTCAAGATATTGTTTCAATCTTTCTTTTTGTCCATAATAAGATTCTTTCTTTTCTTCGTTCATTGTTAAACGACGGTTTTCCTTATATTCAGAAAACAGTAATTTTCTTTGGGACGAGTTATTATTCCCGTCCCAAAAAACTATTACCTTGTCGTAGTTGTATTCCGATAGGAATCTACGAAGAACATTAACAAAGTGGAAAATACCCCCAATATGTTTTCCTTCGTGGTAGAAATCTCTAACCCCATGAAATCCAATTTTGAATAAGTTATCTCCGTCAACTATTAAAGTTTTAACCACTTGTTTATTGTTTAGTCAATTTCCTTTTCTTCTTTCAATTCAAAGTCCAATGATGTTACACCAAGAATATCTTTCCAATAGTCAGCATGTTCTTTTTTGTAATTCTCAATAGACACCTTCTCTTCAGCCGCTTCTTTACCTGCCAAGAATCCGTGTGGGGTTACAATGATTTTTCCATCCTCATATCCCAAACCATTAATGTGGTTTTTCATTACGGACACTTTTGTTCTGATTGCAAATTTAACACTTCTTTTGTCTTTTGTCGCGGTAATCTTGTTTGTACCTGCACCTTTTTGATTACCAAATAAGAATACCAAAGATGAGTTCAACCAAATTGCTTCACCACCTTTTGCTTTAATCTTTGGTTGACCAAATGGATTGTCAGGAAGTTCAACCCAAGGTTGATTAACAATAACCAATGTGTTTTCGTATTTTGAATCCGATTTACGTGAACCTGAAATACGTTGGTTGATACCCATTCCAATCTTATCAGCAAGTACTGATGCGTTGTGTTGTTTACCACCTTTACCATCGTAAGTCATCTTACATGGAACTGAACCTACTGAATCCCACAAGAATAATAAACTGTAATCCAATTCACCTTTTTCTTGTGCGTCTAACAAACTATTGATATAATCCGTAATCTGTTCAATGTAATTAAAATCATTGTTGAAGATGTAAAATCCATCCCAATCTGATTCACCCGTTTCTTCATCAACAACTTCTTCACATTCAAAACCCATTAGTTTTGCGTGTTCAAAAGACCATTTCTGTTCTGTAATAATGAATACAGGTAGGATACCTTTCTTTTGTGCGTCAACAG